GTGCTGCTGAAGTACTGGTTTATGGTACTGCAGTAAATTTTATAAAGAACAAAAAATAGGCTAGTCACCTTTATGATATGAACTTTGCCATTTGACTAATGGCATCGTGGGGATGTGATATGGATTCGACTTATGGAAGAACCTCCAGTAGGTAGTCATAAGCACACGGGATCGTTACCCGTCATTTCCACCATTTACTAAGCGATTATATCGAAAATGCAGGGTTATATACGGTAGCGGAGCCGCTCTTGAAAAGCGTTTGCCTTGTAAGAGGTGTATGGGTTCGAATCCCATTTCTTCCTCCAATATAGATAAGAAAGGAGTAATATGAGTAATATAATTAAGGAATTTAAAGATGAATATAGTTTCCTATCAAATTTTTATAAATCAGAAATTTTATATGAGAATATTACCTATCCAACAGCTGAACATGCTTTTCAAGCGGCAAAGACATTAAATCAATATGAACGAAAGGCTATTGCGGCATGTGCTACACCTGGACAAGCAAAACGTATGGGTAGACAAGTTGTTTTACGCAAAGATTGGGAAAAAGAAAAAACTAATATCATGTATGAAATTTGTACAATAAAATTTCAGAATACACAATTAAGAGATAAACTAATAGGAACTAAATTGATGAAGTTATTCGAAGGTAATACATGGAATGATGTATATTGGGGAGTTCAATGGCTTCAAGATGGAAGTTGTTTTGGACATAATAAATTGGGTAATGTATTAATGGATATTAGAGCAGGGTTGTAAGTATTTTAAAATTTTTATTAGCTAATAATTTAACAAAAGTTCAACTATAATTTATAGTTGAATTTTTTTTATTATACGTTCTTTCTTGCCACTATTATATTGAGTGAGTAATATTAAAATGGAGGGCTTGATGGGAGAATTTGAAACAATAGCTAAGTTAATTGGTGATTATGGTGCCCTTGTTGTACTTGCTGCTTTAGGAATATGGATTGTAATTAAAAATATGACCAAAAAAGATAAGTTATCAAAAAGCGATGAGGTCTTTAAAAAAGAATTATCAGCTTATATAATTAGTCAATTAAAAAATTCCGTAGATCATGCTCATGGCGATGAGGAAAAAAGCAGTATTGATAAAAATTTACAAACTAATAATATCTTACAACAATTATTAATGAAAACAAAAGTTGATAGAGTATTATTATTTATGTATCATAATGGAGTAGTTGATTATACTGGAAGGTCATTACAAAAAATGAGTTGTACTGCGGAAGCACATCAATGTCATTTAGTACCAATGCAACCAGCTTATCAAAATTTTTTGCGTACATTTTTTATGTATTTATATAAAAAATTAAGCAATCAAAAAGAATTATATATTGACAATATAGACATATTAAAATCAATAGATCAATCTACTTATCATTATTTTAATACAAGAGGTGCTCATTGTGTATATATAATAAACATTATGAATATGAACAACCAACCCGTAGGTATTTTAAGTATTAGTTCATCATTTCAAGTAGAAAATTTAGATTACTGTAAAAAAGAATTAAAAGTTGCGGGACATAAAATCGAAGGCATATATTCTATAAAGGAGGAAAAATGATTATGTTAACATTATTACTAGATAATTTAATCTTAGTAGGTCAATTATTTGGCATACTTGGTGCTTCAATACTTTTGAACACTTTAATGGGATTATTTTATAACGTAGGGGCATTAAAAGAAGTGTTCTCTTGGGAAAAATTATTAGCAGGATTACTAAAAGGTTTAATTATCGCTATTGGATTAGGATTAATTACATTAATAGTATCTTTAGCACCAGCGATTGTAGAACAAACTGTATTTGCTGATCAAGCGAAAATAATAACTGAAGCAATTAGTATGTTATTTATCATATCTGCATTAGTTGCGGCAATTGTTAAATATGCAGGACAAGGATTTAGAAAATTATATCAAATTGCATTTCCGAAAGAGTAACCAAATAAACAAAACAAATTTGTAGAGGGTTTTTATAACCCTCTTTTTTTTTATCCCAATTTTAATTGACTTTTTGGTAAAATTGTGGTATAATATAATTAGGAGTGAAAAATATATATAAAAAAGGAGTTTTATGTTTAAGATTTATTGTGATGGTGCATGCAGTAATAATGGTGCAAAAAATGCTATTGGTGGTTATGGTTTTATAATTCTTGGTAATAAAAATAGGATTGTTCAAACAGGAAATAACTTTTTCTATGGAACTACAAATCAAAGAATGGAGTTACAAGCGGCATTATCAGCACTAGATTTATATAAACATTTATTTGATACAGAAGTTAAGGTTTTTACAGATAGTGCTTATTTATGCAACTGTCAAAGAGAAATGTGGTGGGAAAAATGGGAGAATAATAATTGGAAAAATTCTAAAAAGAAACCTGTTGCTAATAGGGATTTATGGGAACAATTAATTCCTTATTTTAAAGATTATAATATTAAATTTTTTAAAGTAAAAGGGCATGATGGCGATAAATGGAATGAGTATGTTGATGATATAGCTACAACATCAGTAAAAAAAGGTAGAGATAATTATCAACAAAATAAAACTAAAATATATAAACATTTATTAAATGAAAGTTTAAATAAATTTAAAACTAATAAACAAGATTATGAAACTTTAGTGAGTGTTTTAGATAAATCTAAATATTATGTAGAAACATTTTATAATGATTTATTACAAAAAGAATTTGTATGTATCGCTGATATATATAACCCAAGAGTATTTACTTTAAGAAATGATAATGATTTCTATATTTTAGATGTTCCAGATTCAGATGAATTATTAACTCCTAAACGAAAAATTAATATAAAGGTAGATAGTTGGAAAGATATTCAAGATATAATTGATTTTACAACAAAAGAGAATGAAAAGCAATAAAACTAAAAATTAAGATAATTAATTATAAATTGAATATTGGGATAACTGCAAGCCGTAGCAGTATAAAAACGTATAAGGTCTTGCCGAGCCGATGCAATAAGTCGGTTCGGTTAGTTATTTAACGATCGTCAACTGTCGACTACGGGCAGACTCATGATGCTATTTAGTGAGTAAATATGGTAGGGAAAGTATAATAGCATACAGGTTACAAAGACGCACTCGAGGCTGTATTAAGAGTGTTAGCTAAAATTTATTAGTTAATGTCTAATATACAGAATAGTATACTATTGGGATAATTGTATTCAAAATTGGAGAGAGAGTAATGATAAAAACAATATTAATAAGTGGTAAAGCTGGACATGGTAAAGATACAATTGCGGAAATAATAGAAAAAGAATTAGTTGAGAAATATAAACAACGAGTTTTGAATATTAGATTTGCAGATATGTTAAAATTCAATTTAACAAAATACCATGGATGGAATGGAATTAAGGATAAAAAAGGAAGAGATCTATTACAAAAGCATGGTGTTATAACATATGAGAATAATGAAGGAGTATGGGGTAAAATAGTAGTAGAAATTATAAAGGCATATGAAAGTCTATATGATTATGTTATTATACCAGATTTGAGATTTAAAGCTGAATTACAAGCTATTAGGATTTTTTATAAAATTAAAGAGCATATGTTATTTATAGAAAATAAAGAAGAATTAAGTTTTAATGAAGTAAATGAGATTACTCTTTCTAATTTAGTATGGTGTAAAATACATGGGTATATACTTAATAAAGATAGGATACCTAAGCCTTATATAAATAAAAATTTAACTAAAAAACAACGAGAACATTTAAGTGAAATTGATTTAGATGATGAATTGTTTAGAACTAGTTTTCATTGGCACAATATATTTGATTATGAGAGCAATACAAAATTTGAATTAGATTGTTTCTTTAAACAATGTTTACATTTATAAACCCTTGACTTTTTGCTTAATTTTTGATATAATATAAATATACTCAGAAAAGGAGAAAATTATGGATTTATTCAATGTAGAACCTGAAAAGTATTGGGGCTTCCCAGCTTCTTACTCAAAAGAGAAAAAACAATTACAATTAAACACAGCAATAAAAAGTAATAATTATCTAATGGCGGAAAAATTAGATGGTCATTGGCATAGGTTTGTTGTTCAAGATGGAAAAAGTAAATTTCAATCTCGTGGTATTAGTCGTGTTACAGGAACATATGGTGATCATACTGATCATGTACCACATATAATGAAAGAATTAAATTCAATATTTACTAAGGATACTATGTTGATAGGTGAAGCATATAGAGTAGGAGAAAATGATGCTAATATGACTTCTATTTTTGGCTGTAATGCACCAAAAGCATTAGAGAGACAATTTACTAATCCAGTACTATTTTATATTTTTGATGTATGGTTTTTAGATGGTTATTCATTAATGGATACTTCTTTTTTAGATAGAGAAACTTATTTAAAGGCTTTACAAACTAGAATAAAAGATTTAAGATATGTACAAGTAGCTAATTTTTTAGAAACAGATAATTTTATGAATTATTTAAATAATATATTAGAAGCAGGTGGCGAAGGTGTTGTTTTACAAAGTAAAAATGGGAAACCAGAACCTAAGAAACGTCCTGCAAGAAAAACATTAAAAATTAAGAGGGAGTTAGATGAAAGTATAGATGTTATAATTTTAAATAAGATTATGGCAAATAGGGAATATTTAGGTAATTATATCGAAGATTGGCAATATTGGGAAAATGATAAAACAAATGAAAAATTAAATGGTTCATATTTTATGAATTATTCTAAAGGTGAACCAATCACAGCAATTACAAAAGGATATTTTCATAATTGGGTTACAGCAGTAAAAGTTGGGCTATTAGATACAAATACAAATACTATTAAACCTATATGTAAAGTATCTGGTTTAACTGATAAACTAAAAGAAGATTTATCTTTAAATTTTAGTAAATATAAAAATACTGTTATGACAATTAGTGGTATGGAAGTTACTAATGATAGATCTATACGTCATCCTAAATTTATAAAGTTTCGTTCGGATTTAAATATAGATGATTGTACAATGGAGAAAACATTTGGAAAATAAAAATTTAACTGAAGAGCAATATGCGGCGGTACATGCGAAACAAGATAAAATAGTTGTAACTGCATGTCCAGGATCTGGTAAGACAACAGTCATAACTGAAAGAGTTAAACATTTATTGGCTATAGGTGTAAAACCAAAGGATATAGTTGCAATAACTTTTACTAACTTAGCTGCTCAAGAAATGCAGTTAAGAGTAAATTGTACTGACAATGATTTATTCATTGGTACTATTCATGCTTATGCTAATAAGCAACTAAAAAATATAGGTATTAATGGTACTTCTTATATTAGGGGTACTAATTTCGATATATTATTAAAATTATGTTTAAATAAGGAATTAACATTAAAAAGTAAGCATGTATTAATTGATGAAACTCAAGATTTATCTTTATTAGAATATGATTTTATATTCCATTTACCAACTAAGAATAGATTTTTTGTTGGAGATCAGAATCAAGCAATTTATGGTTTTAAAGGTGGGTGTGTTGATGCTATGTCTAAATTAGCATATGAAAGAGGATATACAGAATATCCTTTAACTATAAACTTTAGAACCCCAGATATAATATTTAATTTTGCAAAAAACCAATTACCACCACATCATTATGATATTGGTGATGTTTTTTGTTCAACTGAAATACATGGAAGAATTAGTCGTTCTACATATATAAATGCTATGCAAGGTATTAAAAATGCTGGTAATTATAAAGATTGGTTTGTATTGGCACGTACGAATAAAGAAGTAAATATCTTAAAACAAAAATTAAGTTCTTTAGATGTGCCTTATGTTAGTTTTGCAAAAAGTGAATGTACTTTAGAGGAAATTAAAAAATACTTAGAAGGCGATATGGTTAAGGTATTAACTATACATATGGCTAAAGGATTAGAAAGTCCTAATGTAGTAGTTATTGGTACAAGAACTTGGGATGATGAAGAATTTAGAATATCATATGTTGCTGCAACAAGAGCAAGTAAAAAGTTAATATGGTGTCCAGCAATACAATTTGAAAAGAAAAAGAAGCCAACTAAAATTAGAAAAGGCTTTCATTAATAGAAAGGGGTTCGTAAGTGAGTAATTATAATGCTAATACAATAGAAACATTAGAATTTAAAGATGCCGTTAGAAAAAGGATAGCCATGTATATGGGCAGTGCTGATAATAATGGTATTTTACAATGCATTAGAGAAGTAGTTAGTAATTCTATAGATGAATTTACAATGGGATATGGAAATAAAATTATTATAGAATTATTTGAAGGCAATAGATTTAAATGTGCTGATTATGGTAGAGGAATTCCTTTCGGTAAAAGAGAAGATGGTAGTGAAGCATTACAAGCTGCATTAACAATGGCACATAGCGGTGGTAAGTTTAATAATAAAACGTATCAGAGTGTTATTGGCATGAACGGAATTGGAATAAAGGGAGTAGCACTTTCTTCGTCTAAGTTTAGTGCAGAAGTTTGTCGTAATGGCGAACAAGCTAGTGTTTTAATTGAAAAAGGAATTGCTAAACCAATGTATATTACTAAAACTACTAGAGAAGATGGTACTATAATTGAGTTTGTCCCAGATGGCGAAGTATATAATTTAGAGCCAGTTCATATTAATTTTGATGATATAACAGATATGTGTGAAAATTGGTCTTATCTTACAAAAGGATTGAAATTTGAAGTACATAATAAAGTAGATTTAAAAAATCCAATTAAAAAAGTTTTTTATTCAAAAGGTGGAATTATAGATTTAATATCTGATATAGGTATTTCTCCAATTCATAAAACGCCTATCTATCATGAACATATTGATGGAGAGATACATGTTGAAATTGCTTGTCAATGGACAACTGGTAGAGAAAATGCTTTTGTATTTACAAATAGATTATTAAATGTAGAAGGCGGGACAAGCCTTACTGGATTTAGAACTACATTAACTAGAAAGATGAATAAGTTAATTGGTAAGACATTAACTGGAGAAATGATACGTACTGGATTAGTTTATGTCATATCTGTAATGATACCAAATGCTTCATTTGCTAATCAAACGAAAACTAAAGTTAATAATCCTGAACTTAGAACTATCACTGGACAGGCAGTAGCAGATGCATTAGAAATTTTTTCAAAGAAATATTATAATGAATTTGATAAGATTATTAGTTTTTTAACACAAGAAGAAAAAGCTGAACGTGCAGCACAAAGAGCAAGAAATGCTGTTTTAAATAGTGTAAAAAATACACAAGACGCTCAAAAGAAAAAAGTTTTTTTAGCAGATAAATTAAAAGATTGTGAAGAACATGGTGATGACAGTATGTTAGTAGTTTGTGAAGGTGATTCTGCTTTAGGGGCACTTGCACAAGGTAGACCAGTAGAAAATGTAGCATTAATGCCAATTCGTGGTAAGATTATCAATGCATTGAGACATGATATAGATGAAACATTAGAGAATAATGAAGTTAAAGATATTATTACTACATTAGGTTGTGGTATTCAAAATATGTATAAATCTAAAAAATTAAGATATGGTAAATTAGCAATAGCAACAGATGCTGATGCTGATGGCTATAATATTATGTGTTTAATTACAACATTAATTTATTATTTGTTACCTAAATTTTTAGAAGAGGGAAGGCTATATTGGCTTAGAGCCCCATTGTTTAAAATAAAAAGTAGTAATGATGTGAAATACGCATTTAATGAAGAAGAATTAAATGAGATAATAAAAACTATGAATGGTACTATAACTAGATTAAAGGGACTTGGTGAAATGTCACCATTAGATACTAAGAAATCTATGTTTGGTGAATTTCAAAGATTGGAACAACTAATAATAGAAGATAAAACAGCCACATATGAACAAATAGAATGTTTAATGGGTGAAGATGTAGCTAAGAGAAGAAAATTTATTTTTGAAAATATAAATTTTGATAACTTAGTAGAATAGGAGTATTATGTCAGTATATAAACAAAATGTTAAAACAGTAATGGAAGATAGTTTTTTAACGTATGCTGGATATGTTATATTAAACCGTTCTGTTCCAGATGCACGTGATGGACTAAAATATTCAGCACGTCAATTAATATATGCACAATATAAAGATAAAATTATAAGTGGTCATCCAATGAAAAAAGCACAACGTAGTGTTGCCGCAGCAACTTCAAGATATTATGTACATGGTGATTCTTCAGCATATGGCACTTATGTAAGAATGGCTAAACCATTTGCTTTTAGATACCCATTACAAGATGCACAAGGTAATTATGGTACGCCAATAGATCCGAAAGACCATTCTGCCGCACGTTATTTAGAAATACGTGCTTCAGCAATAGCAACACATTTATTTGAAGGTATTAATAAAAATACAATTAGTCAATGGAAAGAGAACTATGACCAGACAGATGAATTTCCTTCTGTGCTTCCATCTAAAGGGTTTTATAATATTGTTAATGGTGCAAGTGGTATAGCTGTAGGAATGAGTACCTCAATACCTCAATTTAATTTAAAAGAGGTTAATACGGCATTAATTAAGTTACTTAAAAATCCAAATGCAAACTTTGATGATCTATATTGTCCTATTGATTTTGCTACAGGTGGAACTATTATTAATGAGGATGAGGTTAAGTTATCACTTGAGTCAGGTCGTGGCAAAAGTGCTAAGATTAGAGCAACTATTGATTATAATATTACAAAACATCAGTTAATAGTTAGTGAGATGCCATATTCGGTATATACAAATACAGTATGTGGACAATTACAAAAATTATTTGATGAAATACCGACTGTGGGAATTAAGAATTTTATTGATGCTACTGGTGAAAGACCATGTATAAAAATTAACCTTACTCCTAAGGCTAATCCTGAAAGAGTTAAAAGTTGGTTATATAAAAACACTTCATTAGGAAGTTTTTATAGTATTAATATGACTATGTTAGATAAAGGCACTACACCAAAACAATTTGGGTGGGTAGAAGCTTTAAATGCTTATGTTGATCATTTTAAAATAGTATCTAGAAATGAATTAGTTTTTGATAGGGATAAAGCTGAACAGCAACTACATATTAAAAAGGGGTATATAGTTGCTATTGATAATATAGATGAGATTGTTAAAATTATAAAAGGGTCTGATAATCAAAGACAAGCAAAAGATAAATTAATAACAAGATTTAATTTTACAGAAGATCAAGTAGAAGCTATATTAAATTTAAAATTACAAAGATTAGTTAGTTTAGAAAAATTAAAAATTGTTAAAGAGATAGAAAAGTTAAAGGAACTAATAAAAAAAATTAATAATATTTTAGATGATGAGAAATTATTTACTAATGAATTAATAAAGGAATTAGAATTTATTAGTAAGAAATATGGTGATAATAGACGTACTAAAAATATGACTTTAGAAATTATCTTAGATGATGAAGAACCAAAACCGATAGAATTAAAAAAGATAGTTGTAGTAGTTTCAAACAATGGTGCAATTAAAGCAATCGAGTCTGATAAGATAGCTACTCAACACAAAGGCGGGCTAGGCAAATCATTACAATTGGAAAATAATGATTATATAGTAGATACTATATATGGAAGTAATGATGATTCAGTTATGTTAATCTCTAATAAAGGGGTTGCACATACATTAACGTTAGGTAAAATACCTTTAAATGAACAAATATATTTACACTCCTTCATTAATATTGATATTGAGGAAAATATAAAATGTGTTATACCTTATAATAAACTTAATGAATATAAATATGTAATTATTGCTACACGAAAAGGTATGATAAAGAAAAGTTTATTAACTGATTATAAAAGCACACGTACAAAAGGTTTAATTGGGATTAAGTTAAAAGAAGGTGATTCAGTTGCATCAGTACAACTAATTAAGAATGAAGATGACTCCGTCTTTATAGCTAGTAGCAAAGGATTTGGAGTACATCTTAAAAGCAGTGATATACGTTCTACAGGTAGGTCAACTATGGGCGTTATTGGGATAAAATTAGTAAATGATTATGTAGTAGATTTAGATGTTTTAGATTATAATATAGACTATCATAGTTTAGCATCTATTACGGAAAATGGATTAGCAAAAGGAACTGTTATAGGAGAGTTATCATATAATACAAGAGCAACTAAAGGTAATATAATACATAAGATTAAAGATGGAGATAAACTAAGTAGTATTAAATTATTACAAAATAAAAAAGATATATTGATAATTTCAAACAGTTCGGTAATTAAAATTAAACATGAAGATATACGTATAAGTGGTAAAAATACCATTGGTACAAAACTTATGAAAATAAAAAATAATGATAAAGTTATTAAGTTAACACAAACTTATTAGGAGGAAGGATGCATAGAGAATATAAAGAATGGTTTAGAGCTATAGTAGAGAATAATATTAATAGTTTAAATGCCTTAGAAAAAGAGGCTGGCGAAACTCCAGCGCAGTTACCTGTATTTGAACGAATATTAATAAAATTAACTAAAAATGCGGAATTGACTTTTGAGGAATATAAGATGTTGTCTGTTGGAGTTGTTGCAGCGGAAATGTCTTTAATTGTACAAATTGATAATTTACAGGCGATTGTAGGTAATATGAATAGTATTTTAAAACCACAATTAAAATTAATAGTAGATCAAGAAGATAAGTTCCCTTGGCCTACACAACAATTTAACAAATCTTTATTAGACCGCATCAATAGAGAAAATAAAATTAATAATTTAAATCCAACTGATAAAGATGATCAACGTAATGTATTAAATCTAGAGTTAAAAACTTGACTTTCTGTAAAAAATATGTTATAATAAAAATATGTTATAATAAAAAGATAGCTATAAAAATAATAATTTTATATATAAAAACAACCTATTAAAGACTTGACTTTTTATATAAAATATGTTATAATAAATATAGAGGGAATTATTAAAGTAATTTTTTCTAAAAAACAATTGGAGGAAAATGAATATGACAGAAAATTCTAAGAAAGTATTAGAATATCTACAAGACAACTCAGGCGATAGTTTTACTAAGCAAGAAATTGCAGCAAATCTAAGTATCCCTATTCAAGCTGTTGTTGGAAGTACTACTGGACATAAAAAGAAAGGACTTATTAGCGAAGAAGAGAAGACAGAGACGAATGAGAATGGTAAAGAACTTGTTAAAAAGTACGTTACTATTACAGAAGAAGGAATGAATTTTGATCCAGAAGCTACCGAAAAGAAGTAGAACCCTAATTATGGGCTTGTTATAAACAAGTCCAATTTTAAAGTTGAACTACAACTAAAGAAATAAAAAAAATAAAAATAAAATAGGAGAAAAAAAAATTAATGGAAATTACTGTACAAGCAACCAATAATGTATTCATAGTAGGAACTTTAGTTGAATCAACATATCATTCACCTGACGAGATACCTGACAAAGATAAATATATCTCTGGTCAAGTAAGTATTGCAACACCTAGTTTAGATACAGACGAAGCAAAAGAAAACATAATCCCAGTTCATTTTTATGCTAAAAAGTATAAGAATGATGGAAATGCTAATCCAGCATTTGATAATATATCTAAGATGCAAAGTGACTTTATTAGTAAAATGACAGCTAATGACGTTCCTGGAACAACACCATCTAAGGTTAGAATCAATAGTGGAACATTAACTGAAAATGCTTTTTACGGAAACAATGATCAGTTAGTTAGTGGATTTAGAGTTAGAAATGCCTTTTTCGCTTTAGCAAAAGCAGAGGAAGAAGCAATGGTTCAATTTGAAACTAAGATTGTTATTGCTAATATTAAAGATGAAGTTGATAGAGAAGATAATCCTACTGGCAGAATAGTTGTTAAAGGTGTTATTGTTCAATACGGCGGAAGAGCGGAATTCGTAGAATTTATCGCTGAAGATGATAATGTTATAGAAGCTATCAATTCTAATTGGGAGCAAAATGAAACAGTTAAAGTTTCAGGACGTATACGTTATTATGCTAAAACCTTAACAGAAGAAGCATCTAGTGATGGTGATACTTTTGGTAGAAAAGTAAACAAATCTAAAACATTCTTTGTAAAAGAATTGTTAATCGAAGGCGGATCAGCTTCACCTTGTGATGATGATCAAGCTTATAATATCAAAGATATTGGTACTGCTTTAACGCAACGTAACGAAAGGTTAGAAGAGTCAAAGAAAAAAAGCCAAGAAAAAAATAATAAAAATAAAGCGAATTCAAGCGGCAAAGCTAAAGGATTCTAGGAGAGTTAATGGGATCTATTGATATTTTAAATTTAGCACCAACAACAATTAGTAAAGACCTAAGAGGAAAATATATTTTATTATATGGCAAGCCAAAAGTTGGTAAAACAACTTTTGCTGCCGAAGCACCAAAAAATCTATTGTTAGCATTTGAGAAAGGCTATAATGCTATTTCTGGCATTATGGCAATAGATATGAACACTTGGAGTGATTTTAAAAAAGTATTAAAACAACTTAGGAAACCAGAAAGCAAAGAAAAATTTGATAGTATTACTATTGATACAATAGACATTATGTGGACATTATGTGAAAAATATATTTGTGCACAGGCTGGAGTAGAAACTATTGGAGAGATTGAGTGGGGCAAAGGTTACGCTCAAGCAAAAGAAGAATTTGCAAAAGTATTACGTGAAATCACAATGCTTGGATACGGATTAATTATTATCGCACATGTATCAACTAGATTTGAGAAAGTAGCTGACAGCGATGATAGTATTGAGATTATTAGTCCTTCAATACAAAAGAGACCTTATGAAATAGTAAATCCTTTAGTAGATATTATCGGGTATATTGATAATTCATTCTTGCCTAATGGAGATACTCAAAGGTTATTAAGAACTAGAGCAACTAAAACATTAATGGCAGGTAGTCGATTTAAACATCTAAAGTCACCAATTAACTTTGGTTATAATGAACTAGTTGAAGCATTAAGTCAAGCTATTGATGCAAGCGTTAGTGAAGATGGAGCGATTATTGTTGATAAAACTGTACATAATGAAATTGCTAAAAGACCATTTGAAGATACTATGGCTGAGGCAGGTAAATTATGGGAAGAAATCTATAATAAAGATAATGATAATTTAAAGATAATGACAAACCTTGTTGAATTAGCTTTTGCAAGTCCAATGAGATTATCAGAAGCTACTGAAAAAAATCAAGATGTAGTAGAAATGGTTATCGAAGATTTAAAAGAATTATCAGCTAAGCAATCAAAATAAATTATTATAATAATATAATATATTAAAATTTAAGGGAGGATGATACCTCCCTCTTTTATTAAGAAAGGAGTACGATATGGCTGAGAGACAAGTAGTAAAATGTAAATCATGTAGTACACCAGTTAGAAAAACCGAAGGCGTCAGATATAAAAATGTATGGTATCATCCTAGATGCTATGATTTACAAATAGATAAGGAATTATTCACATCTTATGTTTGTAAAGTATTTGGTTTAAAATCGCCTGGTCCAGTAGTATACACACAACGCAAACGTTTTATAGAAGGCTATGGATATACTGATTTAGGTATGTATAACGCCTTACGTTTCCAATTTGAAATTAAAAAACAAAAACCCGAAAATGCAAAAGAAAGAATAGGGTTTATACCATATATATATGATGATGCGCAAGCTTATTATGCTCGTAAAAAACATACTCAAAGTGTTGTTGCATCAGATATTAAAAGAGAAATTACGAATCGCAAAATTGAACTTGTTAAGATTAAACCAAAACCCAAAACAGTAAAATTATATGAATTAGAATAGGGGGTAATTACAATAGCACAATTAGTAGATAAGAAATCAAATATGCAAATAATTGGTGCATTACTTAATAACCCATTGATTTTAGGAGATATTGGTACTTATACTATAATACCAGTAGATTTTAATGATAAATTTAGCCGCAATATATTTATGGCTATTTCTAATCTTTTTCAAGTAGGTGCTATGAAAATAACTCCTATTGATGTTGATAATTTCCTATCTAAATATGATATGCCATATAAGAATTTTTCAGAAAATAATGGGATAACATATTTACAAGATTGTGAAGATATGTTTCAATATGATAGTTTTGATTATTATTATAGTTATTTTAAGAAGTTAAGTGCTTTACGTGCATTAAAAAAAGAAGGATTTAATATAAAGAAAATATATCCTGATGGTGATGATTATGATATAACAAAAGAGCAAGATATGTTAGAATATTTTGAACAGTTATCCATCTCATCTATCTTTGATATTATACTACATGATTTTACAACATTACAGTATGATTATGTAGGAAAAGCAAATGCTACTTCAATGGATGCATCATATGAATTAGCAAATTTAAAAGAAGCATTGAAGCTATCTCCAGAGATTGGTCGCCCATTACAAGGAGATATATATAATACATCAGTACGTGGTGCAAGAAAAGGTAAGTTTTATTTATCATCTGGTTCGACTGGCTCTGGTAAATCAAGACGTATGATTAGTAATGCATGTTATCTAAGCTATCCAGAGATGTATGATTTGAAATTAAAACAATGGGTATATAATGGAGCATGTGAAAAATCAGTTATTATAACTACTGAATTAGATTATGATGAAGTTCAAACTATTATCTTAGCTTATTTATCAGGAGTTAATGAAGAACGAATACTAAGTGGTAGATATGAAATAGGTGAAGAAGATAGAATTGATTATGCTATTCAAGTTACTGAAAAATATAAAGGAAATTTGATTATAGAGTCAATACCTGATCCTAGTATTGCTCAACTTACTACTGTAATACGTAAACATCATGTACAAAATAAAATTGTTAATGTATTTTATGATTATATATTTTCTAGTCCAAGTCTATTAAATGAATTTAGAGATTTAAGGGTAAGAGAAGATGTAGCTTTAATGATGTTAAGTACAGCATTAAAAGATCTAGCTAAAAACTTAGGTATTTTTATTATGAGCGGTACACAATTAAATGCTCAATGGAAAGATCATAAAGGCATACGTAACGAACATTTGATACGTGGTGCTAAATCTATTTGTGATAAGATAGATGTTGGCTCTATATCAATGGAAGTTACAAGGGAAGAAAGAGAATTTTTAAAACCTACATTAGAGCAAATAAATGTTTGTATGCCAACACATGTTACTGATATATTTAAAGTAAGACGTGGAAGATATAAAGATATACGTATATGGAGTATTATAGACTTAGGCACTATGCGTGTTGAAGATTTATTTATGACTGATAGTGATTATAAACCTATTAAAATGAATATTGTAAAAGCTGAAGTTGATATGGAAGCTATTGAAAAATGCTTATTAGAAAAAGAATCAGAAAGAAAAGAAAGTACAAAAGAATATGAACAAAAATCAGTAATAATAGAACCAATAATAGAAGTTGAAGAAAGGGAAGCATCTAGAGAGACTATTGATCTAAATGCGTTAATATAAATGAAAACATTTGGAAAAGTGAAGTTTGATAGTTACAATGTAGATTTAATTGAATTAAAAAATAATTTAACAAATAAGCAAATAATTGACATTATACAAGAGTTAGGCGGAGATTCGTATATAGAAATAGAGAATGGTATTATTTTCCCTACTATATGTCATAATCCTATGGAACATGCTAAAAGTATGAAATTATATTACTATTTCAATACACATTTATTCCGTTGCTATACTGACTGTCATGAAAATTTTGATATATATAGATTAATACAAAGAGTATTTGATTTAAATGAAAGGCAAAAAGAGCCCTTGCATTTTAGAAGTGCTGTTGATTATGTGTTGAGTTTTTGTAATGATAAACAAAAGCAAAGTAAAGTATATCATTCTATAATGTTAAAATATGCAAGAAGAATTGGAATTACAGAACTACCAACATAT